ACGTCCGTGGCCGTGCCGACCCAGTCGGGCACGACCTACACCGCGTCGATCGACAAGGTCCGGATGGTCTATTTCAAAAACACAAGCACGGCGCAGTTCATCGACTTCCGCCTTACGAACACTGCCGGCGACACCTACTGGGAGGCCGAGGTTCATCCTGGCGGCGTGTTGCTGTGGAGTGTCGGCGTTTCGACGGTGGAGTCCGGGGTCGGAGCAGTCGTCGACAAGGTCTACGCCTACGGCCTGGCGTCGAATACGGCCCCCGCTACCTATGAGCTGGTCCTCGTAGGAACCAAGACATGAACGTATGCACGACATGCGGCGGCCGCTGCCGTGTCGAGTCGAGCAAGCGGGCCGGCGACCGCCAGGTTCGATACGTCACCTGCCAGGACTGCCGTCAACGTCGCCGCCAAGTTGTCACCGCCGCCCAGGTCTGGAGAAGGAAAACACGATGAGCATCACAACCGTACCGATCACCGAGGCCGTCGACCGGCCGGGCCTGCTCGACAAGATCACGACCTACATCGCGTCAGCGAAGGTCGCGGCCGCCGACGGCCTGACGTGGTCCGAGTTCGGCGAGCTGCTCCTGGGCCTGCTACGTCTCGTCGTCCCGATCCTGGACGGCGTGTCGAGCCTCACCGGACCGCAGAAACGAGAGGTCGCCCTCGGGGCGGTCGAGAGGCTGTTCGACGCTGTGGCCGACTACGCGATCCCGACCGCCATGTATCCGCTGTGGATCCTGGTCAGGCCTGCCGTGAAGGCTCTCGTCTTGGCGATCGCCGCCGGCGTGCTCGAGCAGTTTCTCTCGGTTCTCCGAGGGAAGAAATGAACATCATCGAGCAGGTGAGGCTCCTCCATGAGTGGTCTCCGCTGATCGGGTACGGCCGCCGCATGACTGCGACGCTCGACGCCGGAGAGCGGTCCGTGATCATCGGCGATCTCCTGGAATGGCTCGCGGAGAAGACGCAGACCAACTTCGACGACCGAGTCGCGACTCGCGTCGCCGCAATCCTGAAGACACCCGAGGGCACCGACCTCGTTCGCGAGCTGCTCGCGATCGCCGACACGCTGAACGACAAAGCCCAGGAGACCGAATCGTGATCCAGTACGCTCAGTACGCCGTGGGAATCGCCCTCGTCCTCTACTCGATCTACCTCGTCATCCAGAAGGTTCGCGGTCTGCGGGTCTTCTCCGCCGGCACGGCGATCCCGACCGACGACGTTCGGATCGTGAGCGACCTTGCGACCCGGCTCCGAGGGCAGGGGAAGACGCCGGCCGTCGCTATTGCCCTCCAGCTACATGCCGAGCTCCTGAAGCCCGAGGAGCCGCGGACGTGAGGACGCTCTTCCTACTCGCCGCCGGCCTGGTGCTCCTGTCTGGGCCGCTGCCGGTGATCCCGTGGACAGTCCCCGTCGTGACGGCCCCGGCCGCGACGGCCGCGGTCTACGTCTACGAAAAGGACGCCAGCTCCGTACCGACGGGCGTCGTGATCGGCCTTAATCTGCTCAACCGGGAACGCGGTGTCGTGGCGACGCTCCTCGAGGCCGACGCCACGGACGGCGACGGCGAGATCCCGGACCAGTACCTGCCGGCCCTGGCGGCAGCGAAGGACTGCGGCCTGCCTGCTCTGGTCGTGCTGTCTGGCTCGACCGTGCTGTCGATCGTCAAGGCCCCAGCCAGCTCCGACGCTGTCACGGGGGCCGTGCCATGATCGACCCTAAGCTGATCGACTTTTTCCCCGACGAGCACGACGGCTACCCAGACCACCTGGCGGCCGAGGACACGACCGACGCTCTCAGCGACGCGTGCGGCAACGCGGCCCGTGAGTTCCCAGAGTCTCTGTGGGTCGAGCCTGGCGAGTGGGTCGAGCGAGCCAAGGCGAACGACGCGGCCAACTCGTGGGGCCTGAACTATATCGACCGGTTCACGAACCAGAGCCCTACCCACGAATGCACATGCCACTCCCTTCGGGCAAACTTCGAGGCCGCCCGCAACCGGGCCCGAGGCGTGACATACGCGGCCGGGCCGATCGTAGGCCGGCACGCTGAGTCGGCGAAGTACGGGTCTGTCTGGATGTCTCCGCTGTCGGTCTACAGTGAAGCGAACCCCGACCGCTGGGGCGGGGCGAACGTCCGCCAGGTCCTGGAGATCGCGGTCCGCCGCGGCATGCTTCCGGACACCATGCAGCCGCACGACTACGGGTTCCGGCACACGCTCCAGGGCACAAGCGGCGAGGGCAACTCCAACCAAAGCGGCGGGAAATGGATCCCCGTCAGTCGTTTCCCTGACGGCTGGAAGGAGACCGCGAAGCACTACCGCCCTCTGGAAGTGATCTTCCCCGACTCATACGAGCAGGCCGTGTGCTGCGTCCTGGCCGGGCTCGTCGTTAGCGTGGGCCGCCGTGGGCATGCCGTGCCGTGGGCTCGGTGGATGAACGAGAAACGACTCATGGCCTATCCGGACTCCTATGACGTGACCCGGTATGACTCCGAGAAGACAGCACGCTCCGCGTGGAAAGGCTCGTTCGCGATCGCCACCGTCACGATCCCCGACTTCTGGGACAAACCCGCAGGGTGACCACATGAGATCGCTGATCGTCTCGCTGATCCTGGCTAGTGCTTCTCTCGCCGCCGAATGCGGTGTCTGTCAGGGCACGCGGCTCGTCGGCTCGGTTCCGCTCTTCTTCCCGTGCGCCCAATGCCAGGGCACGGGGACGACGGCCGACCCGCCGCCTGCCCCCGCTGCCGCAGCCGTGACGCGAAACCCGGGCCAGCCCAGGCCGGCGGTCTGCCGCGTGGTCTGCGGGGTCGGTCAGTCGCTCGAGGTCGGCACCGGAGTCCTCGTGCGGGCGAGCGGGACGACGGGCCTGGTCCTCACCGCATGGCACGTCGTCCGCGGAAACTTCCAGGCCGTCGACGTGTCGTTCCCCGACGGCACCACCACTCGGGCTCGCGTCGTCGCGTGGGACCAGGACTGGGATCTCGCGGCCCTGTTCGTCGGCCGCCCCGAAGGCGATCCCGTCGAGATCGCGATCCAGGCCCCGCGGCTCGGCGACCCGCTGACGATCGCCGGCTACGGCCCTGCGGGCGTGTACCGCGAGCAGACCGGCCGCGTCACCGACTACGGCTCACCGACCAGGAAACACGCCGCCCAGTTCGTCGAGATGGAAGGGACCGCCCGCAGTGGCGACTCCGGCGGCCCGATCTTCACTGCCGACGGCCAGCTCGCCGGCGTGCTGTTCGGCACCGCCAGGAAGCGGACGATCGGATCCTGCTCGACGCGTCTCGCCCTATTCCTGGCTGAGGCCGACCGGAAGGTCCCCGCGGTCACCTGCTCGGTGTGCGAGGTCAAGCCGTGACCGACCTCGACCAGGCCCGCGACGCCGTTTGGGCAAGGCTGCCGCCCGTGCGGCGAAAGCTCCTCGGCCGCGAACGGTGCGACGCGATCGTCCGGACGACCATGGAGGCCCTGCCCCAGGAGCAGTTCGCCGCCGCCGCCTCGGCCGCCGGCCAGGAAGACCTCCGCCGCCGTACATGTCAGCTCGTCGAGCAGGCCTACCAGGACCGGAACGGAATGGCGTTCATGTCGCTGATCCTGTGGTGGGCGATCTCGACGATCGTCCAGATCCTGGTCGTGAGATGGTGGACACAACACCACGAGGAACCGAATCAATGACGCGATCGGAACTGGTCGAGGCCCTCGGCCCTGTGGGTGGATTTCTAAACATGATCGGCATCCCGGCCGGGATGCTCGCGTTCATCCTGTTCATGGGCTGGCAGGCGAGCTGTGCGATCCATTCGACGATCGTCGTCCCTATCGTCGAGAGCCACACTCAGTTTCTCCAGCAGACATCGGAGACCCTGCGGTCGCTCGGCGAGATTCAAGGCCGCCAGGCGGAGACGCTCCAGGAGATCGCGGCCGGACAGCGCGACATCCAGCAGGCGATCGGCCGGATGGTCCCGGCGCCGACGGGTCTCTGATCGTCCTACGGTAGGACGCCCCCGAGATTCTGCCGCGGCTGCCGGCCATATCGTGACGTTCGGTAAGGACACCACACGAACATACGAGGACCTCCCATGCCGTCGCCCAAGCTCGCCCGCCTTCAGGATGAATCCGTCACGCTGTCGAAGCAGATCGAGGACCTCCGGGCCATCGAGCCGAAGGACGACACCGAGAAGGCGAGCATCGAGGAGCGACTCTCAACCGCGATGAAGCGGGCCGACGAAGTCGCCACGGATGCCGCGTCGGAGACCGCTCTCGATTCTCGGCTTGCAGCCCTGCGGGCCGTCCACACTTCGGCCAGTGAGCCGAGGCGTGATGTCGAGGCCCCCGCGGCCCCCGAGGATTTTAGTCGTTCCGACATCCGGGCCGGGGTCCGGGCGTTCCGCTCGGCCAAGGTCGCGGGCGATGTCGGCGACTTCCTGGTCCGTCTGGCGTCCGGCGAGAAGCGGGCCATGGGCGAAACGGTCAGCGGCTACGGTGACTCCTACGTCGTGACCGAGCTCTATGATGCGATCATCAATCGCCTCCAGTATCAGTCGGTGGCCCTCCAGCTCGCGAGCGTCTTCCGGCCGAAGGGCCAGACGATCAACCTCCCGAAGTCTGGCGAGTTCACGGTCTCGTATGCCGCCGAGAACACGGCATTCACCGACCAGGACCTCTCGACCAGCGGTCCGGCTCTGACCCTCTACGAGGCCGGCGGCTCGGTGGCGATCTCAAACTCGCTGCTCTCCGACTCGCCGATCGACGTGGCTGGCCTGCTCGTCGACCGGATGTCCTACGGGTTCGCTGTCTGGTATGACCAGAAGTGGCTCACCGGCAACTCGTCGAGCCCGACGATCGTCGGGCTCCCGGCCGCGGTCGCCGCGATCGCGAGCAACCCCAACACCGTCACCGTGGCTCTCGCCTCCTCGACGACCGCCGCGAACCTCGCGGACGTGGTCGGTAAGGTGGACGAGACGATCATGGGGACCGGGGCGTGGGTTGCGTCGAAGGCCGGCTACATCGACCTGATGAAGCTCTGGTCTGCTCAACAGACGACCATGACGGTCGGCGGCGGTCGAGTAGTCCCGACGGTGTACGGTGCTCCTGTCTACCTCGCCAAGGGTATGCCCGCGACCACGCTGGCCCTCTATGGCGACTTCTCGAAGTCGACCGCGGTCGGTCTCGCTGCCGAAGGCCTCCAGATCACGGTCGCGAAGGAACTGCTCGTCCGCAGCCGACAGACGCTCTTCGTCGGGTCCAGCCGCCTCGGCGTGCTGAATCACGGCCCCGAGTTCGTCGGTCGGCTGGCGAAGGCTACCTCCTGATCGATCGCTTTTTGCTCTCAGGGGCCGGGGCTGGCAGGGATGCCGGCCCCGGCTCTCTGCCTATTCGGACCCTCGGAGGACTGATGAGCAAGCCGCACACGATCCGCGTTCTCCAGTGGCCGATCGTCGAGCCCGTCTCGCTCACCGCGGCGAAGGCCCAGGTCGGCATGCTGCCGGACCAGGACGAACACGATCGATTCCTTCTCGACGCGATCGCCGCCGCCCGCCGGCTGATCGAGCGGCGCCTAAGCGTGACGCTCGTCGCGACACAGTATCGGGCGACGTGGCAGGAGGGCGGCAGTGTGCTGCACCTTCCCGCCCCGCCTGTTCTGGTCTCGGCCACCTACACGATCGCGATCACGGTCGACGGAGTCGCGCTGTCGGCTGGTGACTATGAGATCGACCAGGACGCGTTCCCGGCGACTCTCACGCTCGACACGGCAACGGCCGCGAAGGTCGTCGTGACCTACTGGGCCGGCGTCGTGCCCGGGGGTGTGATCGAGCCGACGGTCCGGTCGGCCCTCCTGGCCTATGTCGACCATCAGTTCGAGAACCGGGGGGTGCTCAACACCGACGGCGGCGGCGAGCTGCCCCAGGCCTTCGAGACGCTGCTCGCCGCGAGCTCGTGGAACGGGGGCTGGTGATGCCGCAGCCCGCCGGACGATATCGCGAGCTCTTCGTCCTGGAGCGGCCCGTCCGCACCCGCAACGCGGCAGGCGGCACGGTCGAGACCTGGGAGACCGTGGCGTCGATCCTCGGGTCCTACGAGGCGACGACCTACTCCGAGCAGGCACGACGCGGGCAGGTCGGCGGCGGGATCTCCGCGACGGTCTACACCCGCTATCGGGCCGGGGTCGCTGGCGACATGCGGCTCCGCTGGCCGGCCCGCGGCGACCGGCTCCTCTTTATCTCGGCCGTCGTCGAGCATGGCAACCGCGAGGACCTTGAGCTGTCCGTCGAGGAGCAGGCCACATGATCTCGGTTTCGTGGAACAGTTCGTTCGAGCCGAACACGTTCGACTCCAGTACGGTCATCCAAGGACTGATGTCTCGCTACAAGGCGCTTCCGATTCACATCGCAAAGAAACACCTTGAGGCCGCGATGCGGCGGGTGATGAAGCCGGCCATCCCGATCCTGCGCAAGAACACCCCGCCACTCAGCACGCGTCGAGGCCGCCGGAAGGCCGGCGAGAAGAAGCGGTCGACCGGCGCTCTTCGTCGGGCCGTCACGGTCAGGACCGGGCAGTCGGGAAAGAACGGCGGGTTTGACTCCTTCGTCTACGGGGTGCTCGGCTACAAGCCGGGCTTCGAGTCGCGGAAGGCGATCTGGCTTCAGTTCGGCACGGCCGGCGGTGTCCGTGCCTACAACATGATGGAGAAGACGCTGGCCGAGTTCGGCCCGGTGGCGGCGAACAAGCTGGCCGAGGAGATGGCGGTCGGCCTGGAGAAGGCCGCCGCAGAGCTGTCGGCCGGCAAAAACCCAGGATACGGAGGCTGACATGCCCGGCTCCCCTCACGTCTGGCTCAGAGAGGCGATCGAAGCGGCGACGGGCTCGACGGCCTGGCCGGTCGGCATGACCGGCAACACTGGCCCGCCGTTCGTGGTCTACGCCCGCGAGGCGACCAGCCGCGAGCAGGTCCTCGCGGACACGTTCGACGACACTCCGTCTGCCGACCAGGTGAGCCCGGTCGCCCGGTTCCTGGTGGCGATCTACGCGGACGACTACGTCGAGGCCTGGACGATCGCCGGCCAGATCACCGCTGCGATTCACAAGTTCTCCGGGACCGTATACGGGGACGTGACCACGGTCATCGAGCATTGCCTGGTCATCGACGAGCGTGACAGCCAGCCGGACTACCTCGAAGGCCGCGAGACCCCGACCTATACGGTCGAGCTGTCGGTCGAGATCCGCTGGACCGGCACGGATTTGTAGTGAGATTCGGCCCGGCCGGTGTTCCATAAAATCGGACCAGCACACCACGAGGAGCGGACCGTATGCCCATTTCCACGCTGACCACCCCGGGACCCACGATTCCCTCCGGGGCGAAGCAGATTTCGCTCAAGGAAATCGAGACAACCGGAGCGACGCCAAAGGAAGACGTGACGGCCCTCGGCGACGCGGCCCGAGTCTATGCGGCCCCGCCCCTGATCGAGGCCGGAACCGCGACCGCCACGAAGACGGTGTCCGTGTCCGGCAACCTGAAGAGCGACACCACGCTCGCCCTCACGGCCGCTGCCACGGTCACCGGCTGGATCTGCGAGAGCTACGAAAAGAACTATGAGGTCGGAAAGTACGCGTCATGGTCGGCAGAGTTTTCGTTCTACCCGACATCGTAAGGAGCCCGATCCGTGCCCGATCCCACATTCACCAGTAGCCAGGGCTTCGCGTCATACGGAGTTTCTGGCGCGACAAAGGTCACCGTAAAGGCGACGCGAAAGAGCGACGTTACTCCGCAGCTCGACGCGTCCACGCTGTCGATCGCTACCGGCGGGACGCGGGCCTACGAGTCCGGCCTGACCGACTACGGCCAGGCCGGCGGAGCGGGCGTGGTCGTCACCGTCACGATCGAGGGCCTCGGGGCCACGAAGCCCGTGAAGGGCACGACGATCACGGCCGAGACCCTCACTTGTAAGTGCATGGACTCCACCGGCGACGACACGGTCGGCGAGCTGAAGAAGTGGACGGCCAACTACACGAGCGACTTCGCCTCCTGATCCCGTGGAGGCGGGCAACACATGCCAACTCCAACGTCTCAGGGATCGACCTGTACTTTTAACGGCGCGTCGCTCGGCCGCGTGACGGGCTGGCGAGCAGCTCCAGGGACTGCCGTCTTTGTCGAGTCGACGAACATCACGTCGAGCGTCCTTGGTTCCGGAATAGGGACGCGAATCGTCAAGCAATACGATTGCGTAGCTATTGATCCGGGGACGGTCGAAGTCACGCTATACGGCTGCCCGTCGTTTAGCCACCTTGACATCGGAATCCGCGGCACGGTCGCTGTCACGTTCGACGGCGGGTCGCTCTCGCGCGAGGCCTACCTCGAGGCGTTCGACGTGACAGGGCAGGTCGGCGAGTTCCTCGTCGGCAAGGCCACTTTCAAACTCTCAGGAGCATCATGGACATGAGCTGTTTTCCGTCCGAATCCGACGTGGTCACTGTCACTCCACCAGGCAGCGACGACGCTGTCCATCTTCGCTATCCGTCGTTCGCCGAATGGCATTCACTGGCGAAGGCTCACCGGGACCTCGGCGGCGAAACGCCCCCGGCCGACCTGATCGCCCGGACGCTGACGGTGTGCATGTGCGATGCCGACGGGAAGCCTCTCGGGATCGAGGCCGGGAAGGTGCTGAAGTTCGCACACCTGCGCGTTATGTGGATCTATAACCGCTGCTGGGAAACGGTGCTGAAGTCTGGCGACCAGGTCGTCCAGGAGCTCGAAAAAAACTCCGCAGCCGGGCAGGACTGACGGATCGTTTCCTGTACCGGCTGGCCGCACACTTAAAAATCGGAAGCGTCGAACAATGGAAACACGAGATCACGCTGGATCAGGTTCATCGGTGGATGGCGTATTACAAGGTCGAGCCATTCGGCGAGGACTGGGCCCGGACGGCACGGGCGACCATGTTCACGGCTATTGCCCTGGGGGCGAAGCCGGGCGACTCGTTCGTCGAGATGTTCCTTCCAAGTTATGACCCCGACCGCGAGATGACCGAGGACGAGATCGCCGCGAAGATCAAAGCATTCGTCGATCAGCAAGGACGCTAGACCATGGCATCGATCGGAAAGGTATCCGCCGTTTTCACGGCCTCGACCTCCGGGCTCACGTCCGGGGTGCGGGCCGCCTCGAGCTCGTTTGCAGGTCTCCAGAGTTCGACTAAGTCTCTAGAGTCGAGCATGCGGACGCTCGTCGCGATCAACGCGACGCAGCTCTTCGCGTCCGTCGCGTCGGCCGCGGCATCTAGTGTCCGAAGCCTCGTCTCCTTCGGGCAGGCTCAGGCCGACGTGATCGACTCCGCCAGCAAGATGGCGGCGAACCTGGGATTCACGTACGGAGAGTTCGCGGGCCTGTCGCTCGCGGCAGACCTGGCCGGCGTGTCGATGGAGAACGTCGGCAAGGCGTCGCAGAAGGCGGAGATCGCGTTCGCGAAGGCGGCGGGCGGATCAAAGACGGCACAGGCCGCGTTCGCCGGGCTCGGCCTGTCGGTCGAACAGCTTAACGGCATGTCGGCGGCGGACCGATTCGATGCGATCGCCTCGTCGATCGCAGCACTGCCGACGGAGGCCGAGCGGGCCGCGGCTGCGGTCCAACTCTTTGGCAAGGCCGGGGCCTCGCTGCTTCCGCTGTTCGCGGGCGGAGCCGAGGGGATCGCGGCTGCTCGCGAGCAGGCCGAGCGTCTGGGCCTGGTGCTGACCAACGCCCAGGGCCAGGACGTGGAGGCGATGAACGACTCGTTCACGATGGTTTCAAAGTCGATCGCCGGCGTCGTCCAGCAGGTCGTCGCGTACCTGTCGCCAGCGATCACGGCCATCGCGAACACTTTCACAGACTTCGTCGGCTCGGTTGGGGGTGCGAATATCGGGCAGGCGATTGGCGAGGGAATCCTCGCTGGGGCCCGCTACCTCGCCGGGATCGGCGACTACATCATCGTTAACTTCGGATCGGTGTTCTCGTACCTGTCGAGCGTCGGCGAGCAGTGGGGCGGCGTCGCCGACTTCATGGATCGGACAGCCGCGTTCCTGTCGGCCGTGTTCAACGGTGCCCAGGCCGGGCTCGGGATGATCATTCTCGGATTCGGGAGCGTGTTCAAGGGTCTCGCGACGATCGCCCAGTCGATCGGGAAATACCTGGGGTTCGACACGTCGTCGATAGACGCGGTCGTCGCTGGCGCTCAGGCGTTTAACGCGACCATAAATGACGGCATCACGGCGAACGTCGAGCAGATGAACGCGGGATTCGACCGGGCTTTCGGGGAGAGTTCTGGCACGGTCGGCCAGGCGATAGCCGGGCCGCTCGTGACGGCCCTCGACGCGTCGGTCGCGAAGGCCGAGGCCTCGGCCAATACCATCGACGTGGCGTCTAAGAAGCCCGTCGAGCTGCAACAGACTGTAGTCGTCGACGTGGCCCAGGCGATCAAGGGGATCGACTCTCGCACGAGCGAGGGGATCGCGGAAATGTATCGGATCATGCGGGGCGGAGCTGGTGATGTGCAGCAGCAGCAGCTCGGGGTCCTCGAGGAGATCGCCGCCAACACGTCCGACGAGGGCTTCGCTGTCGCGGAGTTTTGAGCCATGGCAGTCGTCAACTACCAGCGGATCCTCGACGGGACCACGCTCTCGGGCAAGTTCGGCGAGAGCATGCAGGCCGCGCTAAAGTGGCGGATCCGCGTCGATACGCCCGCAACGTCCCAGTATCAGATCCTGGTCGAGATGGCCTTAAACGCCGGCCTGACGTGGGGCGCTGCTCATCCCGACATGGCTGCACTGAAGGCCCTGGAGTTCGATCTCGCGCCCGAGGGTAAGGAGGGGATGGTCTGGGTTTTGGGTGTGAAATACTCGATCCCTCCTCGAGTCCCTGACGGGAGCGGCATCCCCGGGAACCTCTGGGAGTTTGCCGGCGGGACGACGACGGTCCCTCTGTTCGTGGATAAGGACGGCGTGACGATCTGTAACGCGGCCGGCGATCCGCTCGAAGGGCTCGAACGCGAGCGGCACGAGTTCGGATGGACGCTGCGGAAAACGTATGCGACGGAGAATCTGTTCACGGTCGCGGCGGCTGCCTATCCGGGAAAGGTGAACGACGACACCTGGGCTGGCGGGCCCGCGAAAACGTGGAAGTGTTATCTCCGCGCATCGAAGAAGGTGTCGATCTCAAAGCTCGACGGGGTCTCCGACGCGGCAAAGCTCGACTTCGTCGAGGCGACCTGGGAGTTCAAATATGAACCGCTGACGTGGAAGTGTATGCCGTGGGACGTGGGTTTCATGGAGCTCGTAAGCGGCTCCCGGAAGGCGATCGTCGGCTCCGACGGGAAGGCCGTGAAGCAGCCGGTCGCGCTCAACTCCAACGGCACGAAGAAGAGCGACGGCGTGAAGCCGTCCGTGATCAATGCCGGGGCCGGCGTGGAGATCTACGCGACGGCAAACTTCACGACAGGCTTCGGGAGCCCCTCTCTCCTGACATGACGAAGCCAGTAACATTCACAGAAGACGGCGCCCGCCGCGTGATCGCGGCGACGAAGGCCCACGAGGCCGGCAATCGGAATATGTCGCCGGTGAAGTTCCGGCAGGTCTCCGACGACGGCGAGCCTGTGCGGCTCGGGAAGACCTCGGCCGCCTGGGCGAAGGGGACGCTCGCCACGATCAATCTCTGGGAGAACGGCACACCGCCGAGCGAGACGCAGACTAGCGGGGCCACGCTGGCAAACTGCGTGAACAAGTTCGCCGCCGTCGCGACCGGAAAGTGGGTGATGCTCGCCAAGGGCGCGAACGGGTCCTATTACCTCATCGCCGCGGAGTGCTCGTGATGGTGCTACTGCCAGGGTGTGCGTGCTGCCCAGCGCCTCCCGTTCCGGACTGTGGATGCACTGACTTTGAGCAGTATACAGCCCTTAAAAATAAAGTAATAAACATCACGTTTTTAAACTTTTATTTTTCCGGATTTTTTGGCGTAGCTATGGGTGGCTGCGCTCACTGCATAACCCCAGATTTTCCTAATTATCCATCAGGTCCAGGATCTTCGGCGTGGTCAAGCCATTTCAATGCAATAACAGCTACGCTTGCTTTTGATAGCTCTACTGCATACTCGATGACGTGGAAGGGTTCGTCTCCCGTAATGACTTCACCAAGCGGCGGAACTGTTCAGTATTTTTACAAGCTTATCGCTCAATGCGGGGGTGGTTTTTTTCTATTTCCTGACACTGGAATGGGATGTCAACAAAATACCGGATTCGCGGACCTCACTTCCGCCTACGCGACGCAATCTCCTATAGCGTTCGCACCATCGACCGCAGCGGTTACATCAGCCAACTCTCCAAACACTACATGCGGCAGCCTTAGTCTTTCTAGCACAATACAAGGGTACTCTTCTTCGCAAGTTTTTTGCGCGAAGGCCGAATCGTCTGGATGTCTTGGTGCCGCTGGGTGCGCAGATTTTTATCGATGGGGCTTTAATGGAAACTTTCATGCTACTATCGAAACGAACGCGCTCCCATGATTCAGTGCCCGAGATCACACCTAAAGGCTCGCTGCATCGAGCGTAGGCACGATTGGAAGGATATAACGGCATGTATCGTCGCGGACGAGGGAGATCATGTCATTGTCGACGAAACGCATCCGGCCTATCCTGCGACTCATAAGCCTCTCGGCCTCGGCGACTACGTCGCCAACGCCCTCTCCGCCATCGGCATCACGAAGGAGAGGGTCGAGGCCGTCGTCGGCCGCCCCTGTGGGTGCGACGGCAGACAGGCGACCTTGAATGCCGCGGGGGCCTGGCTGGGAATGTCGCCCGGATCGACGGCCCAGCCGGAGATTGATCCGCCCGCCTGATCGCGTAGCCTGACTAGTACGGCCACGGAGGGCCGCCCCCTAGCACGGAGGCCCGATGTCGAAGCCCCCGCCTCCAGGATCGTTGCTCGAACAGGTCCGCTCCTATCTCCCGGCACGCTCGCGACTCCGCTGGGAGCAGTGCCTGCCGGCCGAGGTTCGGGCCGAGCTCTCCGCGATTAGGGCCGACTGGGTCTCTGGGAAGTTTGGCCCGAGCGTCACCAAAACAGGCCTGGGGATGGCGATCGCTAAGAGCCTCGCCGCCCGCGACTTGCCCGGCTCCTCACACACGGTGGTCCGATGGCTCGACGCACACTGAGGGCCGAGGTCGCCGGCAATCTGCCGACGCCCCCGGAGCAGGCCGAACACGTCACGCGAAAGACCGACGGCGACGCCCTTGAGGCCCGCAGCGTCTCTCGGACGATCCGCACGGTCGACGACCTGCTCGCCCACATCGAGGCCGATCTAGAACGCTACGAGGTCGCCGCGTCGGAGGCGACGAAGTGGGAGGGAATGTCGGTCGACCGCTCCAACGGTCGACCGGTTGTCACAGAGCTATTTCGCGTCTTCGTGCGGCTGAAGCCTCGGGCCGGCCCAAAGGTCGGTGAACTCGTCGCCGCGATGATAGCCGGAGCGTCAGGCAAACTCCGCGTTCGCGATTCGCGGACGGCGGGCGCCCGCAGGGACCGGCCCTGGGCGGTGCTCGTCGTCGCTGACTGTCACTTCGGGAAATACGCCTGGGCGAAGAGCACGGGGGAAGCCGACTACGATCTCCACATCGCGGCCCAGCTCGTCCGCGACGCGGCCGAGGAGCTGCTCCAGGCGGCGAGCGCCTACGCCCTCGGACGGATCACCGTCGCCGGCCTGGGCGACCTGTTCCACTATGACACCCCGAGCGGGACGACGACCTCGGGGACACCGCTCGAACGGGACGGCCGGATCCAGAAGATGATCCACGTCGGGACGGACGCGCTGGTGAGCGTGATCGACGCGGCCTCCACGGTCGCCGCGACCGACACGCTCGTCGTCAACGGCAACCACGACGAGACGCTGACCTGGGCATTTCACCGAGTGATTCTGGAACGCTACAGAAAGTCGAAACGCGTGTCGGTCGACGAGACCTACACGCCCCGGAAATACCTCCGCAGCGGAGGGAATCTCCTGGGCTTCGTCCATGGGCACCGGGCAAAGAAGCGCCTACCGCAGCTCATGGCACACGAAGCCGCGGCAGCGTGGGCCGACTGTCCGTATCGCGAGGTTCACACCGGGCACCTTCACCACCAGTCGGCGGAATGGTCCCGGCCGATCGAGACGATCGACGGGGTCCTCGTGCGAATCGCTCCGAGCCTCGGGCCTGCGGACGACTGGCACTCGGCCTCGGGGTTCGTGGGCAGTCGCCGGGCCATGGAGCTCTTCATCTACGATCCTGCCGGCGGGCTGCGGGCCATGCACGTCGCCGGCCCGCGACTCCAGATCGGGAGCCTCGCGTGAGCCTCGATCATCACTTCACCATCCGCGGCCTTTGCGTCCTGTGGAGGTACGCCCGCCTCCGGGGCCGGGCCGTGGGCTGGAGCATCACGCCGGACGAGCGGCGGCCCGACCTCAAGCGGAAGGTATTGATCGACGATCGGCTCCGCGGCCGGGCCCGGCTGGAGACGGAGATCCACGAGGCGATCCACCAGCTCTTCCCAGACCTGGCCGAGGAGACCGTCTCGGGCGCTGGCCGGGATCTCGCCCGGATCCTGTGGTCGCTCCGGTATCGGATCACATGACCGACGCCGACCTCCAGGCCGCGGAGCAGCTCTGCCGCCGCCTCGGTCCGGCAAACTGCTGGACTGGCACGGGCGGGACTCTAGCCTCGTTCGCTCTGGCGATGATCCGGGAACTGAAGGAGCGACACATGAAGACGACGGACGGCGGGACGGTTCGATTCGAGACGGGGGCCGTGAGGTCGAGCGACGCGGAGGCGACCCGCTACGATCTGATCTCACCAATCGGCCTCGAGGCCGTCGCCAGGACGTGTGCCGAGGGGGCCGCGAAATACTCCGACTTCAACTGGGAAGCCGGGATGCCGGTCGGGGATCTTTTGAACCACGCGCTCCGGCACATCTACCGCCACCTGGCCGGCGACCGCTCCGAGGAGCATCTTGCCCACGCGGCCTGGGGTTTACTCGCGGCGATCCACTCCGAGGCCCTTTGGCCGGAACTGAACGAGGGGACGCTACGCGGGCCGGGGTGTACGGCACCGGGCAAGCCGGCCTCCCGCTGACATACGTCCCAGCGCGCACACCAGCAGCTCTCGCGGCGACGGGGCCTGGCGGCCGATGATCGAGCGATCACCGTAGGAGTGGTCGAACACGGCCCGCGTGTTGCCCAAGTGTTCGTGCCCTGACCCTCGACACTGAAGCTCGACATCCGTCCCGGACGCCCGGCGGATCCATTTCCAGGTCCCCTCGCGGATGCCGGACCTCGCGACCAGCCGCTCCACCTGATCGCCGAAGGTCTCGTGACTCGCCGGCCACGGGCACACGAGCTGACGCGGGCAGGCCTCCAGGGACGACCGCAGGGCCTCCATCGTGGAAGGCGACAGACAGAAGCTGATGACCTTTGAGGTCTTGCTCTGAGTCCACGAGGCGGACCCGTCCGGCCGGATCGCCGACACTGGGATCGCCACCAGATCGCCCCAGCGGAGGCCAGAGTCCCACGCGACCCGGACGGCCAGGGCGAACCACTCCGCCCGCCGCAGGCCGCAGCGGTGGCCTCGCTTGAGACCCTGGCAGGTGACGATGAGCTGCTCGACCTCCGACTTCGTCCAGGCAACGACCGGCCGTTCCGGGACCCTGGTCTTGCGGATCCTTCGCGAGACCGGCTCGGACGCAAGGCCGTCGTCGGCCGCCGACCGCCAGAGCGCGAGGATCGAGGCCTTCTTAGACTTGACGGTCGCCGGGGCGACCGTCGCGGAGTAATCCCGCAGCCACTCCGAGACGCTCCGCTCGTCCATCTCGTCGAGCCTGACGGGTCGACCGGCCCAGCGTTCGACGAGGTCAGCGGCGATCACATACTGGCGAAGCGTCGACGGACGAACGTCGTGTAACAGCGAATACCCCAGGCGGGCGTATGCCCCCAATGTCTCGGGTCCGGATTTTTTGAACACGGGGAAACTCCGGCACTAGAACGAGGGGTCCTTTCCCACGTCTAGTTTTTGCTCGCGTTAGTCTCCATCCCGACGGCAGTTTCGCAAGTGCCCCGGCGATCCGATACAATCGGCTCGTCCTCTCAACTGGGGCTCGACAGAGCATCGGTCTACGGAACCGAAGGTTGCTGGTTCGAGCCCAGCGGGGTGTATTCGCTGCCCAGTCACCGTAAGTCGGTGACTGGGCAGAGTCCAGAAAGGCCCTTGATCCGGCCGGTCTGGGCTATACGCTCCGGAGGACATGGACGTGTCATTCAAGCCAAAGCCGGGCCAAGAGTTCTACAACACGAAAGAGGCGGCCGAGGTCTTTGGCTGCTCGATGGGAAGGATCCGCCAGCTCGCCCTCGCCGGGGATCTGTGGTCGGACCACGTCCACGGACGAGCCCTGGTCTACGACAAGGCGGAGGTCGACGAGAAGGCGAAGGTGATCCCCTCCACCGGACGCCCCAGAAAAAACAGGAAGTCGGCCTAGTTCGGCTCAACTGTCCCCGGCCTTCTTTCCGGTCCTGAGTTCTAGCCACAACGCCAGAACAACAGACCAGGAGGCTTTTCCGTGAAGATCCGGATCGACTGGGACTCGGCCCTTCAGGCTCTCGTGCTAGTACGCCTCGGCCAGGAGCTGGGGACCGACTCGCCACTGGATCGCGCTGTTTTTAGCGTCTGCGAGATCGCCTCGAAAACAGCGTGTTTCTTTGTGGTTGACAAGTTCTAACCACATAACTAGAACACCCTCCGCGTTAGTTTTAACCACAAGGAGACACGGCATGGATGCCCACGAACGAGAGGCCGCAGGCGCGGCGGCAGGGATGCGAGAGGTCTACGGCGAGCCACACGCTCGGCCGTCTCTCGACGACTGCTACGGACGCACGATCTACGTCGGTGAGTGGATGACATGGCGGCGAGAGGAATGGCCGGCTGGGAGGACCGCAAGCGGGTCGATCCGCCAGATCGCCGGCCGGGTCTACCTCGTCGACCACGACGGCGATCTGGTGGCCGTCACGCCGGCGGAGGTCATGCCGCTATGACCCGCATGATCTCGCGAAACGATACGGCCCTTCACCGGAACCTCCACGACCGGAACCATCCGATCGCGCGGGGAGCGAGGCTCGCCCGTCACCTGGCGGTCGCGGCCTGGCGTCCGATCCGGGCTCTCGACGACCTGCTCGCCGAGGTCGACCTATGCGGCTGCGAAGTGAGTTCCCTTGTGAAGTTAAGGGCCAGGGCGGCCCTTGAGGCTGCCAGGCCCTACCTGGCCGACGAGTCCGGGGAGGTGTGGCGATGATCTCGGCCTCGATTTTTGTCGGTGCGGTGATGGTAGTCGCCCTCGGGGGCGTCGGCCTGTCCATCGTCGGGCTGTTCTACGCGAACAGCATGGACGCGACTGGTCGCTCGGAGAGCGGCCGGAATGGATGCCGGATGGATGCCGGCGGCAAGGAGTTTTCTGAGTGCTCGCGGCCGGCGGAGCCGGACCGCGAGGCCCTTCTCCGGGTGTTCCGCGAGACGGGATTGATCGATATCGACACCGTGAGGAGGTACTCGAAATGAGTGGATTCAAGAGAGCAACAAAGGCGAGTGCGAAGCTGAGGCTCGGGCTGGTCGGACCGTCCGGCAGTGGCAAGACGATGACAGCGCTACGGATCGCCGCGGGTCTGGGCGGCCGCGTGGCGGTCGTCGACACGGAGCGAGGCTCGGCGAGCCTGTACGCCGGCGAGCGTGGGCTCGCGTTCGACGTGATCGAGCTCGACACCTACGGGGTCGAGCGGTTCATCGAGGCGATTAGGGCGGCGGTCGACGGCGGCTACGCCACGCTGGTGATCGACTCGCTGTCTCACGCCTGGGCCGGGAAGGGCGGCATCCTGGAGTTCGTCGACACCCAGGGCAAACGGAACCAGGGCGGCGGGAACTTCTCGGCATGGAGGGACGCCACTCCCAGGCATAACTCGCTCGTCGACGCGATCCTCGGGGCTCCTCTGCACATCATCTGCACACTCAGGAGCAAGGTCGAGTACGTCGTCGAAAAGGTCGACGGCCGAAACACGGTCCGGAAAATCGGTCTCCAGCCGATCCAGCGGGACGGCCTCGAGTACGAGTTCACGGTCGTCGGCGACGTGACCCAGGACCACGACCTGGTCGTGACGAAGACCCGGGCCGCGTTCTTAAAGGACGCGGTGATCCGCGAGGCCGGCGAGGACCTCGGCCGGCAGCTCGCGGAATGGCTCAACAGCGGCGAGCAGCGGATCGAGCCGGCCGTCGCGGTCGCGGTCGAGGCCGTGGTCTCCACTCCCGCCGGCCAGCCACTACGGGACCAGATCGCCGACTACATCCGGTCGGCCGCGAACGTCCGGACGCTCGTGAAGATCGCGAATCGCCTCGACGAGCTGCTCTCGACGGACCAGATCTCGACCGACGACTGGAGCGATCTCACCGACCAGCTCGACGCCCGTCACGACGAGATCGAGCCGAAGGCCGAGGCCGCGACATGAGCGGTCTGGAATATCTGACGTATTCGGGTCTACGGTCAGACCACGACCGTGACTGGTTCCGCTGCTCGGACCTGGTCGACGCGTCGCAGGTCGCAGGGTATCGAATGACGCGATACGAGATCCGGAAGGCACTAGCACACCTGACGACGCCAGAGGGACGCCACTACGGCCATCTCCACTACGGGCGGGATCATTTGGTGGCGGTCGTCGAGTACGCGACCGCGATGGCACAGGAAAAGGAGGACCGCGATGGACTGGGGACTTGATGAAGATACGGTCGGCGTCGTTCGTGACGACTCGCGGCCGCCGGAACGCGAGCTGTTGCCGGAGGGCGACCACGCCTTCCAGATCAAGGAAGTGATCGACCACGGCGACAAGGTCGAGCTCCGACTCGCCCACGACGACAAGCGGTTCGGCTGGGTGTTTGCCAACACGCCGAAGGCGGTCGACTGGGGCCGGCGGATCCTATCGTCGCTCCGGCAGGTCGTCGGCATGACACGCGAAGAGTGGGCCGCCGGCGAGATCACCGACCTCGTCGGCCGTCGCGTTCGAGCCAGGATCTACCACAAGGCCGGCAACGGCCGGACGTTCGTCAACGTGGCCCAGTTCCTGCCGGCCGATCCGGTCGTCGAGACAGCCACGGCGAAGCCGCAGGTCGAGCGGGCCGTCGCGCCGCCGAGCTCGAGGGCCCCGGTCAAGAGAACGGCGACACAACAGGTCGACGCGTCGTCGCGGATGCCGGGGGATGACATTCCGTTCCTCTGGCTCCTCACGGTGCTGACCGCTATCGCGTCGGGGGTTATGGCATGATCGCCCGGCCGCTCCCGGGCGCACGGCGGAACGCCCCACGACACGGGGCCAACACACGGAGGGACGAACAATGCCAGGGATGGAAGGCTACGCCAACACGATGCCGATGTCGGCCTCGTCGCTCGACTGGCTCATGGGGCTCCTCGTGGAGCGTCGCCAGGCCGTCGACGAGGTCCTGGGGTATCAGGTCGCGGAGACGCTGCTCTATGCCCTGGGGCGAGTGCAGACGACGGCCGACGCGGAGATCCAGGACGACGGCGGCATCTACCAGCGATGGACGGGGGACTGAGCATGAAAACAAGCATGGACGCTATCAATGATCTGCCGATCTTCGCGGCCGCCCGCGATCGGTCGGCAGGCCAGGCGGCCGCGGAGGCCTGCACGGCGAAGGCCGCGCGGGTCGCCGCCTTCGACTCGGCAGCCGCGCGGGCGGCGGTGCTTGAGCTGCTCGCGGACGGCGTCGCCCGCAGCGGCGAGGAGCTCGTCGATCACTGTCAGCGGGCCGGGATCGTCCCGCATGACGCGCGGGCCTTCGGGAGCGTGTTCGGGACGCTGGCCCGGAAGGGACTGATCGAGGCCGTCGGGCATGCGGCTCGACGCAAGGGTCACGGAACGGCCGGGGCGAGGATGTGGAGGATCACTTAATTGGCATTCGTCGGCGTCATAGTGACGCGCGGACGTTGTTCGGTAGAACGGAAACAAAAGGGGCCCAAAATGGCAAACGCAGCGCCTTCAATGAACGGAATCACGAAGCACCGAGGAGTAACTACAGAGAAGATGATGGTTACTCCGGAAATGGCTTCTTCGTGGCTCAAGCTCAATCACAACAACCGCAACATCACAAGCCCTCGTGTTGAGCTGTTTGTGAGGCTGATTCGCGAGGGGAAGTGGGTGCTTACCCACCAGGGGATTGGCTTCTACTGCGACGGCAATCTCGCCGACGGACAGACTCGTCTGTCTGCCATCGCCAGGGCTGGAATTCCCGTGTGGATGCTTGTCACTGAAGGCCTCCCGAGGGAATCGATTCACGCGATCGACGGAGGCAGGCCACGGAGCGTGCGCGACGTTCTACACTTTATAGGAATCTCTCTTACCAAGAATGACGTTTCAGTCGTTCGGATGCTTTGGATGCAGTATCGACTCCAGCGCAGTGGCGAATCTAGAACGGTTTGGGACGCAAGTGCGGTTGATACCGTTGGGTTCTCGCAGTTCGTGGACGCATGCCGCGATGCGGTCATATTTGCAACACCGAAGATAAGACGACGCGGACTGTCGCACGCCTCGGTAGTTGCATCAGTGGCGAGCGCGTGGTTCACGGAAGAAAAAAGCTTGCTCAGCAGGTTTCAGCAACTGATTGCCGAAGGAACTGGCGCTGATCAATCCGAGCAGGCGGCTATAAGGCTTAGGGATTTTCTTCAGACAACGACGCTCACCAAAGGAGGCACATTGGACCGGCAGGAGCTTTTCGTCAAGTGCTGTGGCGCGCTTCGGGCGTTCATTGACGGAAGGACGATAAGCAGGATTGTTTGCCGTCCAGATTCCGTGTTTCCGATTCCTGACCTTGTCTGAGATGAGCCGCCCTCGTGATAGGCACGGCTCCTCCAGCCCGGTGTTGTTTACATAGACGGAAGTATCTTCGTGGTCCGCATGGAGGGCGACGCCGAATGACCCCCTGGTTCCCATTTTTCGGCCGTGATTTCCTCGCCGCCACCACAGGGTGGACGGCCGAGGAGCGCGGCCACTACCTGACGCTGCTGATCGTCCAGTGGGAGCAGGGCTCCCTCCCGGACGACTCGAAGCGTCTCGAGCTGATCTCTCCAGGGCTGAAGGGCGCGTGGAAGACGGTCTCGGAGAAGTTCCCGATCTGGAAGGACGGTCGGCGGCGGAACACCCGCCTGGAGCATGAGCGGTCGAAGTCCCACGACAGGAGCGAGCGGGCCCGTCAGTCCGCCTCCCAGCGTTGGGCCTCCGGCTCCATGCCCAGCGGTGACAGCCAGCCCGACGCAGCCCCCCCAGACTGCCCGGACGAGCCATGCGATCGCATATGCGATCGCATAAGCGAACGCATCAGCACAAGCATTGCTCCCATATCCATGCTTAATTCACCACCACCACCACCCGCAAAATCTGCGGAGTGGGAGCAGGACTGGCCCACGCTCCGGGCTGCCTGGAACGCCGAGGCCAAGGCCGGGAGGCGGGCCGCCTGGCGGTCGTCGAGCCCGCCGGCCGGGGCCGGTGACCGGCTCCAGGAGGACGGCTGGCTCGGGGAGGCCCTGAAGGCGATCCCGATGGTCGCCGAGCTGCGGGCGTTCGATAACGACGTGACCCTCGGCCAGTTCTGCCAGGAGGGCTGGGTCGCGAAGGTGCTCGGCGGCTACTGGCGCGACCTTAAGCGACCGCCGTCTGCTCCGCCGGCTCGAGGCGGCTACCGCGGCCCCGACGAGCGGCCACCCGCGAACCCGTGGGCCGGCGACGACGCGGCGAGATTCGAGGCGACGAAGCGGGCGCTCGCTGAGAAGCTCCGCCAGGAGGGCGCAGCGTGAGCGACGACCGCGGAATCGGCGATTGTCCGGCACCGGACAATGCGGCAAGGCAGGACACAGTCGGAAGCACACTGGCACGCAGGATCACCGAACTACAGCCGATGCTGGAGTACCGTGAGGAGATCGCAATCTTGCGGTCTGACAACAATCGCCGCGCGGATCTTGAGGCTGGAATGAGAGATGGAGTGGCTCGCCTGCAGGCTGAGGTGGAGCGGCTACAAAATGGTGCTGTTGAATGGCGCGATCAGCTGGAGATCGCTGCTGATGAGGTGGAGCGTCTGCGTGGATACCGGGATGCGGCAGAGGCTGATCGCACTGTAGCCCTGCTCGCAGCAGAGAGGATG